ACGGCGGTTACGACAGTTCACACGAGAACCAGATAGACATTGAGGAAATGTATGCAAGGCGGGAGTTAGTCCCGCCAAAGGGAAACAAAGAGTGTCCCGACGGGTACACATTTGATGAGGATTTGCAGGCGTGCCGCCTCGACACGCGCAGCGGGACAACACCTCCTCCCGGTACGACACCGCCACCTCCCGGTACGACGCCGCCTCCTCCCGGCGCGCCCGGCGCGCAGTATGCGAGGATGGGACTTCTTGACGTGGCTCCAGAGGGCTTGATGGGCTTCCAAGAGCGCTACGGCGCGGGCTTCGGCACACCGGCAGACTTTGGTGCGGCGAACCTTGCTTTCCGACAGCAAGGTGCTATATCTCCAGAATATTATCAGACACCCCCGAAACTGACAGGGTACACATTGCTGGGATGAACGAGGGCAAGACACGGCAGCGACAGGCTCGCGCCGAAAAAGCCGCAGCGCTGCTGCGAAACGAACTTTTTGTTGAGGCGTTTGAGTTCCTCGACGAGCAGTTTGTCGATGCTTGGAAGACATCCGGCATTGACGATGAGGAGGCGCGCGAGAAGTTATTCCAACTGATGCAGGCACTTAACGCAGTCAAGGGGTACTTCCAGAGCGTTGTCGAGGATGGTAAGCTGGCACAAGCGCAGCTTGACGAATTTAAGCGGTACAGCCGCGTAAACTAGGAGTTTTTTTATGTCCGACAATCCGCAAGGAACCGGCCCCATTTCTTTTAATGATGCAGTTTCTCTTCTGAACACACCCGCACCGGACACCGTGACAGAAGAGCAGGTCGAGGCACAAGAGCCTCAACAGCCTGAGACCGAGGCGTATGAGCCGGAGACGGAGAACGCAGACGCGACCGTCGAAGAGGATTACGAGGAGGACGATGAGGGCGAAGACGCCTACGAGGCGGATGACGATGACGAGTACGAAGAGGAGCCTGTCCAGACCTACACCGTGAAGGTGGACGGTCAGGAACTAGAGGTAGACCTTGACGAACTTCGGAGTGGTTACTCGCGGCAGCAGGCGTACACTAAGCGTTCGATGGAGTTAGCCGAGCAGCGCAAAGCCTTTGAGGCTGGAGCAGGCTGAGACGAAACAACTTCGAGACGCTTACGCGCAGCAACTTGATCAAGTGGCTGCCCAAATCCATCAGGCAACCCATCAGGAACCTGACTGGAGAGCATTGGCCGAGACGATGACCGAACGTGACTTGTTTCTGGCGAAGACCGATTGGGACCAGCAGAAGGAATACCAGAAGCAGGTCGAGGTCGAACGTCAGCGCATCGCGGCGGAGCAATCTCGCGAGCAAGAGCAGAACCTACGCAAGCACTTAGAAGTGCAGCGTGGCGAAATGCTTAACCGCATCCCTGCGTGGCAGGATGAGGACACTCGCGACGCAGAGCGCAAGGAAGTGATTTCCTACGCTCAGAAGCGGATCGGGTTTAGTGAAGAGGAGGTTGCAAACGCATCTGATGCGCGCGCGATCGAACTTCTCTACAAGGCGTGGCGTTGGGACCAGCTTCAAGACAAAGCCCCCGCCGCCAAGAAACGCACCCGCAAAGCACCAAAGATGGCCAAGGCAGGGCGACCAAAGACCAAGCGCGAAGTTGCTACCCGTTCTCAGCGTGATGCCCGAAAGCGCTTTGAAAGCGCCGGAACGGTGGACGCTGCTGTTGAGTATCTAATGGGCCGAAAGTAGCCCGCAAAGAAAGGAAAAGGTTATGACAACCTTCGCAACCGCCGCAGCAATCGGCGAACGTGAACAGCTTGCCGATGTAATTTATCGGATCGATCCCGCAGAAACGCCAATATTTTCAAACGTTAAGAAGGAAACTTCTAACGGCATCTTCACCGAGTGGCAGGTTCAGGAATTGGCTTCAGCCAGCACCTCGAACTATCACAACGAAGGTGCAGACACGGCAACCGCTGCGGCCACGCCGACAGCGCGTGTGGGTAACTACCACCAGATTTCCAAGAAAGTCTTCGCGACTTCTGGCACTCTGGACGCGGTAGACACTGCCGGTCGTGAGCGTGAACACAACTACCAGAAGGTGCTGAAGGCACTGGAACTGCGTCGCGACATCGAAAAGATGATTGGCGACACAGACGTTGCTCGCTCTTCTTCTGAGCCACGCAAGTCGGCGTCGCTGTCTTGCTGGATGACCAACGGTTCTGTTGGTGCTGGTTCTGGTGCTTTCGCCACTGGCGACGGTACTGACGCCATCACAAACGGTGACGACCGCGCACTGACGCTCGCCCTCATTGAGGACGCGCAGCAGGACGCTTGGACCGACGGCGGTAACCCACGCATGATGGTCATGTCGGCCACTAACAAGGCGAACTTCTCGGACCTGTCCGCGACTGGTAACCTTGTCAGCAACGACGTGAACATGACTGCCGCCAAAGAGGTCTCCTATGTCGGCTCGACTTCGGTCTTTATGGGCGACTTCGGCACCGTTGAGGCGACACCGTCTCGTCAGCTTGGGAATGACCGTATCTTCCTGATCGACCCGGACTTCGTGTCACTCTGCACNCTGAACGGTCGTAACTTCCTTGAGGAAGATTTGGCCAAGACTGGCGACGCAACCGACACGCACATCCTGTGCGAGTGGGCGCTCAAGCCAACCGCTCCGAAGGCGCACGCCGCGATCTTCGATCTCAGCGGTTCCTAATCTAGCAAGGGGGCGGCTTCGGCTGCCCCCTTCTCTATGAGGGCAAAATGAAGCGATACCTATACACCGACCCGCGCACCCGCAAGGAAGTCACCCTGCAACAGAACAGCGACGGGTCTTCTGTTATTGAACAGCGGCAGGAATTTGGCGGCCTGCTCAAACTTAACAAGCAGATGTCGGGCGACTATCAGCCCGGCTCAATGATCGGCAACACGCAGCGTCACATGCAGCATGTGGCGGAAATCCCAAACGTGGTGTACAATCACTTGCTGGAGAAGTTTGGCCCGATGCGCGAAAATCCAAAGGCGTGGAAGGCTTGGCTGAACGACAGTGAAAACCGGGCATTCAGAACGGGCGGCGGACATTTATAATGGCGATTTCGACCTACACCGAATTGAAGACGGCAATAGCCAACTTCCTCGCGCGTGACGACCTGACCAGCGTCATCCCCGACTTTATCCAGCTTGCCGAGGCGACGATGTCTCGCGAACTGGAGACACGGTCTCAGGAGAAGCGCGCCACGGCAACGCTGACCAGCGGCGACGAATACATTGCGCTGCCGACAGACTTGCGCGAGGTGCGCGAGGTCAAGCTGAACACGACACCGCTGACGGTCCTGACCTATTACAGCCCGGTCGCGCTGGACAGCAACTTCTCATCCGGCGGCGTCGGCAAGCCGAAGGGCTTCAGCATTATCGGCGACGAGATGAAGATGCGCCCTGTGCCGGACGACAGCTACACCGCCGAGATTATCTATATCGGGTCGATCACGGCGCTGTCCGACAGCAACGCCACAAATAATATCTTGACCCGCTCGCCGGATGCCTACCTATACGGATCACTCGCAGAGGCGTATGCTTACCTGCTTGATGAACAGCGTGCGTCGCAGTATCTGCAACGCTTCAACCTCGCCCTTGAGCAGATCAAGGTCGATGAGCAGCGCGCGCATTACGGCACGGGTTCGCTGCAAATCAGCAGCATTTACGCCCGTCAAAACGCAGCAGTGGAGAGTTAAACAATGTCTGCAATGAGTGATTACTTAGAGAACAAAATCCTAGATCACGTTCTCGGAACAGCGGCTTACACCCACCCATCGACGGTCTACATCGGACTTTCGACTGGGTCGTTTGCTGACGACAACAGCGGCACCGAACTGACCGGCAACAACTACAGCCGCGTCTCGGCTGCGTTTGATGCGGCTTCTGGCGGCACGACCGACAACACCTCGGCGATTGAGTTCGCTGCGGCGACAGGGTCGTGGGGTAGCGTCTCGCACTTTGGTATCTTCGATGCGGCGTCATCCGGTAACCTGCTTATTCACGGCGCGTTTACCACAGCGAAGACAATCGCATCGGGCGACGTTCTGAAAATCGCAGCGGGTGATCTCGACGTTACAGCAGCGTAGGTGCTGTTGTGGCGATCACGAAGCCGAACCTAGATCAGCTTACCGGATCGATTGACGCCTTTGTCGGCTCTTTCGATACGGACGCTGATCTGCTTCGTGCGGATTTCACCAAAGAGCCGACCCTAGAAGAACTGGACAGCATTGTCGGCAGCCTCGACAGCGCCGACACCTTTGGCGATCTCGACAGCCTCTCGTTCGACTTCTTCTCTGTCGCGGCCAGCGTAACCGGCGCGGCGAGCGTCAGCGCGCAAATCCAGTTCAGCGTCCCGTTTGACGGCGCTGCGGCGATTGCGATCACGCAGTCCACAGACGCGCAGCGCGTCCAGCATATGTCCGGTGCCGCCAGCGTTGCGGTCACGACAGCGGGCGATGCCAAGCGCGTCCAGTTTGTTGACGGCGCGGCCTCCACTGCGGTCACGGCAACATCTGGGGCGGACCGGCTTCGCGGCTTTGATGCGGCGGTATCTGTTGCCGCCACCACCGCCGCAGCCTTTGGGCGCGTCAGGCCGTTCGACGCATCAGTCACCGGCGCTGCGTCAGTCGCCGCCACCGCAGCGTTTATCGCGCGGATGGATGGAGCCGCAAGCGTCGCAATCACGGTGGCATCCGACAGCGACCGCATACGCGGCTTTGACGGGGCCGCCAGCGCCTCTGTGACGGCCACTGGCGCGTGCCTTGCCGTCTTCTTCGATACAGGTAGCGCAAGCGTGTCTATGGACGCCACAGGCGCTTCTGTGGGCGTTTTCGTCATGTCCGGTTCCGCTGACGCATCAATGTCTGCTACAATGCGCGGCAAGGTGTTGGGCGAGGACTGGTCAGAAGTCGCCGACGGCACAGAGACTTGGACAGATATCGCGGCAGGCTCTGAGGTCTGGTCGCAAGTATCTGTAGGCAGCGAGGTTTGGCACCAGCAATGATACAGTTTGGCGAGTTCCTACCAGATCAGCCCGATTACTCGAACCCCGGCGTCACGAAGGCCGAGAACGTCATCCCTGCGGCTGGCGGTTATCGCAGCCTGCCTGAGTTCGTTGCGTACTCCGGCGCGGCAGACGCGGACATAAACGGCGTGTTTGCGGCGAAGGACAACACCGGCAACGTCAAGCTGTTTGCGGGCGATACCACCAAAATCTATGAGTTCGACAGCAGCGACAGCAGCCTCGACAATATCTCAAAGTCCGGCAACTACACATTGACTGCGCCGGAAGAGCGGTGGCGGTTTGTGCAGTTTGGCACTGACGTGATCGCAGTCGGCGGCATTGGCGTGCCGCCACAGCGCTACACGCTCGGCACCAGCAGCCTCTTCGCCGATCTGGCTGGCTCACCGCCGGACGCTGACTTCATTGCGGTGGTGCGCGATTTCGTGTGGCTGGGCAACGTAGAGGATGGGTCGGGCAACCGCCTGCCGTACCGCGTCCAGTGGTCGGGCTTCAACGACATCACAAGCTGGACTGCTGGCACCGAGCAGTCCGACTTCCAAGACATACCCGACGCTGGCAACATTACCGGGATGGTCGGCGGCGAATACTGCACGATCCTGATGGAGCGCGCGATTGTCCGCGCCACCTACTCCGGCCCGCCGCTGATTTTCCAGTTCGACAAGGTCGAGACGGCGCGCGGCTGTCAGGTTCCGGGGTCGATCTGCAACATCGGCCACACTGTCTTCTATCTGAGCGACGACGGCTTCTATGCTTTCGACGGTCAGCGGTCTCAGAACATCGGGGCCGAGAAGGTGGACAAGTTCTTCTTCGACGACTTCAACATCGCGCACAAGGACCGGATGACATCAAGCGTCGACCCGCAGAACCAGATCGCGGTCTGGTCCTATGTGTCGAACAGCAGCACCGACGCCAAGCCCGACAAGCTGCTGATCTACAACTACGCAATCGGGCGCTGGTCTACCGCCAACGTGCAGGCCGGTCTGATTGCGCCGATGTTCACGCC